GGAGTCTGGACTTGACTTTATTGTAGAATAACTTAATTTAACAAAATTATTAATAAATTCTGTCAGTTCTTTTTTATTGTTTAAATTTTTGATATATTTCTGATTTGCTTCTTCGAGTTCATTTTTATAATAATCTATTTGTTTGCGATAATTATAATTCCTTCTTCTCCACCTAATTGCAGAAATAGTATTAAACACAGTTAAAATAGTCCCTATTATAGTTATTATTATTCCAATATTATTCATTTATCCCCCACCTTTTTAGTAAAATTTTAACATTATAAATAGAAACTACAAAATAGCCTAATCCAATTTGTTTAGATTCTTTGCTTAAAACTACTGAATATCATACATTAATCCTATCATTGATTATTTTTACCATCATATTTTTCTTCTAGATTAAATTATGTTCCCAAAACATGAGATATAAACCAATATAATATAGAACTCCGTTTTATACACAAAAAACGCCACAAATAAGTGGCGTTTTTAAGTTAGCTTAGTATTCATTAATCATTTAGTTTTCATAATTATTATTTTTCTAAAAATCACTATTTTTTATCCAAGCCAACAATTTCAATTCTATTATTTTCCTCCATCATCTTAGCAACATTAACAACAGGCATTATAAAAGTATCAAACATATTTGCTTTCGATGTGAGATCAGATACTAAACTACGAATATAAGGATATAAAATTGCAATAGCATTTTGTGTGAGTAATATTTTTAAACTATTTTTATCTTCAACATCGTTTTCATATTCGATATCAAAGACTCCTGTTAATTGCATATTTATAATAAACGGACAATTGGGTTTATTATTACCTATTTGGCAGTCCATTATAATGTAAGCTTCTTCATTTTCAAAGGCTACTTTTGCAGAAAAATCACTATTCACTTCAAAAGTATCAACATTTTCAATATCTAATTCTTTATTTTTACTATAACTAATATGATTAAAGTTGTAAGTTTTGAAACCTATACTAGCCATTACGCTACTACTCCTAACTCATTTGAAAGATTAAAAGTTTGAGTTTCATTATCAGAAAATTTATAGCTAAAATCACTCGTCACTTCATTTATTTTAATTTTATGATTTACAGTTAATGATACAGAGGGCGAGTTTTTATATTGATTTGAATATAGTCTTTTACCAACTGTCATTTGATCTAGAAAACTATTTTCTTCAACAGTGTAATTTAGTATATCTACTAAGTGCTTTCTAACTGTTTCTTTATCCAATTTCCTATTACTATCATTTATATACTCTTTTAATTTCAAACCCATTTATATCACCTCTACTTATATTAAGTTACCACATTTTCATTATAAATACACTTATTCTTAATAATATCATTCTGTCTTATACAAAGTTCTTTACCGTTAGGTATGTTAGATCTTTTTCTTTTTTTGCTTTTATCAAATTGAGTATAAGTTTCTTTTTGGATAGCATCAATTTCAAGATTATACTCTCTAATCATAATCTCAATTATTAAGCCGTCTATATTACCTCGACTTTTTGTATTATTATTAATCAACTTATCTAATTCATTGTATATTGTTTCTTCATTTTCTTCAACGAATGAATTAAATTCATATTGATTATCATGATCATCTAAATCCATCAATCTATTCTCTTTTACTTTTATATCTATTTGTGCAATGATTTTTTTCTCATATTTTGGTTTCCATCTATCTAAATAATTTTTAGCATTTTTAATTGCTTCTCCAACCTTATTTTTTCTGTCTATAAATAGATAAAGACCATTACCTAAATCAGATGGTAATTTATTAACAGGGAATTCCTTATTTATTTCTAAATTATCATAGCAACTTCTATCTGTACCATGATAACCCCTTATATCTATTGTTGTGCACATAGTAATACTCCTTATGAAAAACAATTGGGTTTAATTATACAACTATACAAGCAGATTATAAAGCCTTTTACTTTTAATCACTATCATAAAGTCTAATAAACGCTAAATCGCATAGGCTTGGCGTCTATTTACATTACTCCTCAAACCCACCTATATCATCAACAATTTCTGGTGTCACAAGACTCACATCTAGTTTATCTGTAAATATTCCTCATTAATCCTCTAACGGAATATCATCCACAATCACAGTATGATTAGGATTAGCGTTAGATACATCTTTCACTGCCTTATCTAATTCCTCATCGTCTCCGTCCCATTCACCAATATTAATGAATATAGGGACATTCCCGTTAATATCATGCTTATCTGTAAATAACTTATGGTATTTCCCCAACATATCACGAGCTTTTAAACGATCACTAGGTTTTATTGGTACCTCTATCAGTTCAACATGTTCATTATAGACTAATTGTACTTTGCCACTTTGTGGATTCTCTTTATATTCTCCACGCTTTACTACAACTTCTTTCGTTTCTGTTTCATCACCGACTGCCGCATTCGTAAGCACATGTAGTAACTCTTTTGCGGTTAATACATTCTCATCTATAATCTTATCTTTTTGTTCTTGTATATATTGCTTGATGTGTGGCTTCTTCAATAACCTACACCCTGTCACATGTGCGCTATTTGCGCTATAGCCTGCTTTTATGGCACTTTGTGTTACATTAAGTGTTCTTATATACTCATTCACAAAACGCGCTTGTTTTGCCGTTAACTCACTCATTCTATCACCTCCACAATTTTATCTAATAAGGTTTCATACCATAATCTTACAGATTGTTCTGAACACTCTAAGACATTGCTAATATCTTTAAAACTACGTCCTTGTATTAAAGAATCGAAAATATAAAACTCTTTATCATTAGCTACTCGGTCAACAATCATTTCTAAGTGATTCTTTACAATATGATCATCAATGTTATCGTCTGCCATCCATTCATTGGAATTTTCATCACCTATTGAAAAGAATTCATCAGTATTTATATAATCATCTATTAATACATCACTTCTAGTTCGCTCATGATAATCACAAACGAAGTCTTTTATTTGCTGTTTATCCATTGTTACACCACTTTTACATATGAAGATTGATGATAAGCATTTACTCGTGCAATCTTGCTATTTTCAATTGCTATATTTCTTTGTTTTTGACGTTCTGAACGTTGTTTAATACTTGCTTGATACAAATCAACCTGTAAGCGTTCAATGACGTTGTAGGGCTTATATCGTCCATTTGAACGCATATATTTTACAACTTGCTTCTGCTCTTTTTCTGTATAATGATTTAGTACCTTTTTCAACAACGCCATATTATTTATAGATCTATTTTTATAGTTTTGTAACCCTGCTTTTGTTTCAATAATTTTGATAACTAATTTTTCAATCGGATATGAGACAGACACGACCCCCATTATTTCATCACATGTTGTGGTCGACGCACTCATATGGTACATACTTTCAATTTGGAATTCACACATCTTAATTTTCTTATTAATAAATGCTGGGTTAAATTGCGTTAATAGTTGATACTCAGATAGTTTATTGTCGCCATTACGATAATATAAACAATTCTTCGTTTTAAGCAGTTTCATTTATTCACCCCTATAAACAGAGCCTACCCGAATTGGATAGGCAATCATTGCTATTTAATAATCCTGTTTTGCTTAGCTAAATTTTGTAGCGTTGTACCATATTGCTTTTGCTTAGACTGTTCTGATTGTTGTAACTCACTTGAAATCTCCTGCATATTGTTTTTAATATCCAAATCAACTGCATTTATTAATAGATTTGTATCTGCTTCATTTAAACCAAATGCATTTGCGACCTTTTTAGTATTATTTAACTCGTATTTTGTTTCCATTTAATTACCCTTTCTTTTTAACGTTTTAAAAACAACTTGTTATTGTGTTCGTATGGCAAATCATTACCATTAATATATGATGTAAATATATTTTCTCTAAAGTAGCCATTCAATGCTTCCCTAGCCTCTTTATCATCATATAATTGTTCTTGACTATAAATACTCGCATATTGCTGATGCTCATCTTCATATCTATCATTAATATCTTCTATTTCATCAATGATCTCATTATATGCATCGACTACTTTTTTTAATTTACCTAAAGCTGATTGCTTTTCTGATTCGTATAATGATGACAACTCGCTTTGATGTTTTAATAATTCAATTGTCTTTTGATATTTAACTTCTTTCGACACACTTTTCTTTGTCTCTAAGCGTTTATTAAGTGCTTTTAGTTTCTTTTCATCAGCATCTGTTGCTTGATATAGGTTATCTGCTTTATCATCTTGTCCATCCATGATTAACTGTTTATATGTGGACTTATCTATCTTTATTTTACTCTCCAATGCATTACGCTCTTGTTCCAATTCTTGTATAGCCTTTTGTTGATCTATTACAAATTGGTTGTATTCTTTAAAGTACGATTCAGTTTTCATTTTTATCCCCTTTACACTTTAATTCGTTTCAAAGCTTCATAGCGTTTCATACTGCCATCAGCTAATTTCTTAATACTTCTCATCGCTTGTTGCTTTTCTTGTTCTGTCGTAAAGATGTAATAACCACGTTCACTAGGTTTATAACTGCATCCGATAGGATAGCCATAATCATATACTAATGAATTGATTACTCTTCGTAACCATCGTTCATTGCTTGAATTATATTCATATCCCAATTGATTTAAGATTTTAGTTTTAGTAATATACTTATTGGACGTATTTTTTATCACATTGAAAACTTGCAGGTGTTCGGTGGGTAAATGATACGTCTCTTTTTCTGCGATACTTTGCATTTCTACACCTCTTTCTTTTAATTATTTCATACCTAAATTATACCATTTTTACAGGTCCAAAACAAACTTACGTTCGCTTTATAGCGCGTTTTATCAATTGTTTAGTTTATCATATATAACACTTATAAAATCACGTTATAAACTTAACGTTAGGCTTTTCACATTAACCTAATATAGAACTTAAGTTCGGTAAAATAACACGAACAAACAGCGAACAAACTTAACTTTTAGGCCTATGCCAAAAACACAAACTTTAGCTTGTATTAGCGTTAACAAAGTTCGCACACCTTGCACAAATCTTGCCATTTTTTCAATTCTCAAAGACTGTATACCTTCCGATTTTAAAAGCCAACACCTTCCGAAAACCTTACCATTTTAAACTGCTATACCTCGTATAAAATCGTAGTATTTTATTAGGAGCCACACACTACATGTGACCCCTCATAACATTATTTACTCAAGCTATAGTAAGACGCTTTTAGATCATTCAATTTACGTTCTAAAGCCTTGTAATCCTCTTGCGTCGCATTCTCATCTTGTATAAACTCAGTTACCAACTTCAATCCCTCAACTAACTCTGGTTCTGGTTCATTGATTCCCGTAGCTAACTGATACAACATTTCAATATTCGCTATCACATCAGTATTACTTGATTGAATGCCCTCAAGTGTATCTGTATCAAATCCATTTTCTAGGTACTCAAACACATCACTATTATTTGATTCTGCATATGTTTGTAATCCATACATAAAATACTCATCTTCAAACAAATGACTAGCCATCATATCACTAATAGAAAGATGTTTACCGTCATGTAATTCATAACCTACATAATGCCCCTCTATGCTTCTTATAAGCCCCTCAGTGTGCTTAGGTGACGCTAATTCAAATGATTGCCTTACTTTACAATCTTTAATATATACATGACCGAATAGCTTGCTGTTCATCATCACGTATACCATATCAAATGGATCATTGTATAACTTAAAGCAACACGGTTGCACTTTACTATGTTCTAATAATCCTGTGTAGTACCTTAGTAACGTGCCTGCTCGTGTTTCAAATTGGTTTACAATAGTTTCTATGTTCATATCACTTACTCCTTTTTATATAATTTAAATAACTCTTTAATCTAGCTAGCACTAATTCAAAACTTCCTGAAGCTATAACTTTGTAACTTGTTCTTTTATTTAATTTAGGAATATAACTCTCACGCCATGCAGTCCAAGTGTTATCAATATATTCTAAATAAACCGTTGATAAATAACTTATTGAACAATAGTATATTTCGTTAGATATACCAGTTATTAAACCAATCCTTTGAGCTTGTTCGTCTAAATTGTAATCCTCTTTAACGGCTTGCACTTCTAACAGTCGCCTCCCAATCTCTCTCCGTAAATACATCGCCGTTTTTATTATCTCCAATCAATACACGTAACGGCTCAATATCTACGTTACATTGAATCGCATAACTTACTGCTTTATATAAATCATTGTTCCTATATTCACTTTGACCGTCTATAATGCGTTGATATGCACGTTTTCCTTCTCCACCTTTGCCAACTCTTACGTGACTAAAACTATAATTAGGTAGTGCTCGTCGAATGGAATATGGCTCTAATACTTGTTGTTTGTAATTACCAGCTTTAGAAAATATTCGTTTCTCAAACTCTCCTTGATACTCAGTTACATTGACACCGTTATGAGTGTATATACCTTTAGCTGTTTGACTACCTGCAAGCACAAAATAATTATTGGGATGTGCTTTGATATCAACAGATGGTAAATAACCTATCTTCTGTCCGTATTCGATATTGTCATGCTTTTTGAATATGATATGTTTCCCACCACTTGCCGTTGTCTGTACTAATGTATTTTGTGCATTGGTAACAAGTTCTTCGTAATATGGTATTTGTTTCAAACTATCGAAACCATTCTTACCATCTTCATGATCTACATCAATGTCGATACACCATACACCTCGTGTTAATACGCCCAATACATTGGTTTGATGATAAATATTAGAATGATATTCAACGAATTCATCAGTAATATCTATATCAGCAAATGAAACTGTTGGCTTTTTGTGATTATTAAGTGGTATCACTTCAATATTCTTTTTTAATAATTTTTTTGCTACATGATAACCAGTCATTGAACTCCTCCTTTTAAAACTAACCCTTATAGCCATTGTTTTACCTATAACCCTTTATTAAATTTAAATAATTATAGATTACTAAATAAAACTTAGGCTATAAGAGTTAGTGACTGTTATTACAACGATTCATAGGTTATAACAAAGGTTAGCAAGAGTTATTTCTAACCCTAATCATTAATTAATTCTAAAGCCATATTAAAAAGTTCTTTGTTCCCGACTTGATGCACCTTTGTATTAACACCATCAATCCACTTCTGATTATTTATACTAATACCAATCTTTCTCATATCTTCTTTAGCGTTCTTGTAACGTAAACTTGAGTAATCTTGTTCTATCAAGCGTTGTAAAGTTTCATCGCCTGCTAATATAAAGCCCTGTTTTGATAACAATCTGATCATAGTAATTTGAGTTTCAGTCAATTCATCTTCATTAAAATAATACTTGAGCATTACATCTTTAAATTTAAATTCTCGCCCATTTTCTTTTAAATATTCCAAACTCGTTATTAAGAATGACACAGACGCATTAACTGAAGTGTTGCCATTAGGTTGTATATAATCCCAATAAGGCTTAAAAATCTGATAACGTTCTTCATCAGTTTCATTTATGGGTCTATCCTTTAGCGATATTTTAACTGTTCGCGTTGTATTGGCTGTAATTTCACCAGTATCGACACTTTCATTTGTATCTAGTATTAATACGGCGTTATTTTTAAATGTAAATGCGTTTCTTCCAATGCCCCGTCCAGAAATTGTTTCACCTGTTGCTATTTTTCTTACTATGCGCATCATTTGTTTAGTGATTTCACCTGTCTCATTAGCATGAGCTATATCTGCACCGTAAAAATTCATCCACTCATTTGCCGATTCAAAACCACCAGAAATAAGGCTATCAAAATTAACTTTGTTCACTGTCATCAATTTTTCAAATGTAGCCATAAACAAACCTTTTCCAGAACGACCAAAATCTTTAAGTAAAAACCACTTTTCTGCTTGTATCAATTTCATTTTTCGATACATTGTATAAGCGTGTGTTAGCATTAAATTGTTTTTACTCTTTTCATTGTCAGTTACTAAATCAAAGAAGTTTCTGGGTATTTCTAAATTGATATCTTTAATATCTACGTCATATTTAATTGAGTAGAGCTCATCACTTTTTAATTTTTGTTCTGTAAGCGTTAAATTTTGGCAATCATATACCCAGTCATTACCTGCAATGCGATAAGGATAAATCTTAAAGTTATGAGTTACATTTAAATGTTCGCGGTAAAGCTCTAACATCACATCTAAGAAATCATCAATATAGTACTTGTTATCAACTGGATAGGTTAACGCAAAGTTTGTATTGTCTATCACTTCATACTGGTTATTCTTAACTATAATAAAGCAGTCTAGTTGTTTTGAATAAATGACCCTGTCAGAAATTAGATCAGCTATAAAACGTGCATAGTTATGAAAATGACTAGTTTTAAACGTAGATTGTTTTTCTTCTTCACCATTTTTATCAACAGTCTTGATATTGACGGTTCCATAAACAAGCCCAATTTCTTTTGGTTTTATGGTATAATCTAAAGTAAGATTACTAATATAATCACCTGCAACATTATCTTTTTCTCGATGATATACATTTCCTTTGTTATTAAAAACTTGTCTATCTGTTGAGATTGATGCAAAGTTTATACGCTTGCTTATCTCTTTTATCCTAGATAGATTAATTGTTGAAACATAATCTAATTTAGAATGAAATTCGAAATGTTTTTTATAAAGTGATACTTCGTCCATGTAGTCACCCTTTCGATAATATTCTGTTTTTGTTAATATATTTACTAGTATTTATTTAAATAAATACGTAGTGTCTATGCGTCATCTGATTCTGTCGCCAAACTTACATCAGATGATGCTTTTTCTATTTCATGAAATCTTTGTATAAGTTCACCGAATTCTTTTAAGTACACCTGTAATAACTCAACTGTATGTTCATTTTGTATACGATGTTCTAAATAGCCTGCTGAGTAACTGATATGTTCTTGTTTTGTTTCTAATTTATTTTTGACAAATTTATCTTCAACGAACCAACCATGTTTGATAGCTACATCATTGATTTTTTCTTTTATCACTTCAATATCACACATTAAATCTTTAATTTCCCAATTCATTTTTATTCTCCTTTCTCTAATTGAAAATTATTCTTTAATTCTTGTGCGCACCATTTCATTATCAATTCTAAGTGCTTTTCACGACTGATCTCTGAAACCACTTCAATACCATTAACATATTCAGTGTGTTCATAACTTTCCAAATTATTCATGACACTTAACTCAAGTTGATAAACCACGTGTTCTATTACTTCTTTTTGTTCATTATTCATTTTCTAATCCTCCTGTTAAATTAAATCCATAAGTTGCCATCATGCCGTACACACTAAAAGCGACATACATGTTAGATATTGCTAGTAATAATATTGTTAACAATGAAACTAAGCAGATATAAGTTAAGTACATTTTCATTGCCTTGCCTCCTACATCCATTTTTTATGACGTGCCTTCATGTACTCCTCGAATCGTGGAATACTGATAACAATCATTGTTGATGATAACGAGTAATATAAATCATCAACACCTTTAGAATCTTTTTCCCACTCTTTTAGTATTCGTCTAGTTGATGAATAGCTAATACCAAATATTTCGCTTAATGCCGACGGTTTAGCAAATAACGGATTTACTACAACTTGCTTTGGTTCTGTAATTGTATTTTCTTTTGTTGGTAGACCTTGTAACTTTGTTCTAGACATTTATTTGACCTCCTCTTTTTCTAAAGTTTCTAATAACCTTTCTTTGTTAACTAATATCTTTCCGCCAATTTTAGTATGTGGTATAACGTTTTTTTGAAGAAGTTTATAAGTGTGGCGTTCACTTATACGTAACAATTGAGCAACTTCTTTTACAGTCATAAACATAAAATCACCCCTCACTTTAAGAATATATGCATTCATTTTTATTCTTTTATGCATAAATAGAGTATCGCACCTTCTTTTAGGAATGTCAAGAATAATATTGTATTATTTTTATGCATGGTTTATCATTAAAAATACGGAGGTGTTGCCAATGGTTGAATCAAATGATGAATTAAAAAAAGAATTAGGCAGATTTTTAAAGTCTATCCGAAAACAAAAAGGGAAGACAGCAAGCGAAATAAGTAAACAAATGCAGTATTCTCAAGGGCATATAAGTGGCATTGAAAATGGTGTTAAATCTTTTCCAAGCAATAAACTTATCGAAAGTTACTTAATGAACATAAAAGACACTAATGAGGAGTATAATTTTTATGTTGATGAAATAGCTAAGATAACGAAAAATAAAGTTAAGTTAAACAAAGTTTCTAATGTAACAAATAAAATGGAAATTATAGATAAAATTATGGATATACCATACTCTAGAGAATTCATATCTTTTGATGACAATAACGAAAAGAATTTCACAATTTTTAACATTAGCATTAATGATTTGCACTTTCATCTGCAAGATATTAATAATTATAAATTTTACAAAGGCATTAGATTAACAGATAACGATAAAAATAATATCGATAAAATTTTAAATAATTATTTCGAAAATAAATCAGTTATTATAAAAGAGAACACAAAAACTTTAAGAGATAAAAATGAAAATTGGGAACAATTAGTAAAATTAAGCGATTATATAGATGATAAGTTAGATAAAAAGAACTGAACAAAGCACGCTAAAATAAATACTTAAAGCTAATACTACAAATATTACTACCGTACAATCCTATAAACATACGTAACTTTGCCTATTTTGTACTACTCTTGATAGTTACTTGTTTATTTCAGACATTTTAAAAACAGAATATCTAAAGGAGGGATGACAAATGTGGGTTCGCGAAATCACTAAAAACAAAAGTACGGCCTATCGCTATTTAGAGCGCTATACAGACCCTTTAACTGGCAAGTATAAAACAGTATCAGTTACACGTAACAAGAATAATGTACGTAGCCAAAAGGACGCTCAATTAGAATTAAATAAAATAATTGAGCAACGTTTGAAACATAACAGTACGAAACAACTTGAAAACTTAACGTTCCATGATGCGTGCGATGAATGGTTAGAACATTACAAGACACATTCAGGCTCAAAACCAACCACTATTAAAGAAAAGAAAAGTAATGCTAATACAGTCAAAAATGCTATTGATAGCAAAGTACTCATCAGCAAGATTACGCACACCTACTTACAAAACATCATTAATGAATGGGCTAAATCACATAGTATTGGCCATGTTCAATCTCTTGTTATTGTTATTCGTTCCGTTTTCAAATATGCGTTTAAATATTATGATCTGCACGATATTAGTGTGTTAGATAAAATAGATATACCCAAGAAAGCCCAAACCAGAAACGAACTTCAAGCTAAACGTAATAACTATTTAGAAGATAGCGAAGTAAAGGAGTTACTTCAATGCTTCGACTATCTAATTAAACATAAGCGTCATGCTACACGTAAACGTAACTATGAAATGGTAAAAGCATTAGTAGAATTTCAAATTAACAATGGAATGCGCATTGGCGAACTCCTAGCAATCAAGACAGACAATATAAATATTGAGAATAAAACACTAGAGATTGACGGAACAATAAATTGGGTTACTGATGCAGAAACTGGAGCATTTGGCGTTAAAGAAACGACTAAGACGAGTAAGAGTTATCGAACAATAGGCCTCACAACTCAAAGTATTAATTTACTTAAAAAGCTCATGCTAGAAAATAAAAAAGAAAATCAGTGGAATGCTAAATTCATAGATAGAGGTTATATATTCACCAACACTGCTGGTAGCCCTATTGACTTAAATAAGGTGAATAATATTATTAAAGAAGCAACAGATATAAGTTCAATTAACAAACGTGTGACAACGCACACATTACGTCATACACATATATCTACACTTGCGCAATTAGGAATAAACCTAAAAGCGATACAAGATAGAGTTGGCCACAGTGATTATAAAACAACTTTAGAGATATACACTCATATTACAGATCAGATGTCTAAAGACATGATGAATAAATTAGAGGAAATATCGTAA